CCTAATTGCTTATATGCATACTTTTAGGTTCCTTCATCAAATCAGCACTTACGGAGTAGAGACAGACAGGGAACTTTTTGAAAGCAGTTTTGTTCGTTATACTTGGGACAAATCCGACCTGTCTCAAGAGGAGGTTGATCAATATATAGTGCTTTCGGCGGAAGTTGTTATCGCTTCCAATATACAAAGGCGGGTAGAAAGACTTCAGCAACTTCTCGATCAAAATGCTGAAGATACAGAGGGTCGTAGAATGGCGATGAGCCTCGTAGAAGCTATAAACACGGCGCAGACAGAATATAATCAATGCGTTAATAGGCAGACTAAATTACTCAACGAGCTTAAAGAAAAAAGAAGTCAACGAATGAGTAAAGTCCTTCAGGAGTCGGCTTCTATTTTAAACCTTGTAGAACTTTGGAAAGATGAGGAGTCAAGGAATAAAATGATAAAAATAGCGGAGATACGGAAAAAAAATGTATCGTCCGAGATAGAACGTTTGAGCTCAATGGAGGATATAAAGTCCCGTATAATGGGTATTAGTGAGGAAGAAGTTTTAAATGGCTAAATGCAAGAACTGTGGAAAAGAATTCGATAAAGATAGGGGGCTACATCTCCATATCAAAGCTCATAAGCTATCAATAAAAGATTATTACCACCAATACTTTCCTAGGTACGATAAGCATACTGGAGATTTAATTAAATTTAAAAATAAAGAACAATACTTCTCCTCCGACTTTAATAATAGAAGAAACTTAAAAAGCTGGCTTAAAAAAATTCCTATTCTTGAAGCTAAAGAGTATTGTAGGAATCTACTAGTAAGAAGAAAAGTAGAAAAAGGGTTAGTTTATTCACTCACAGAAGTGGAGCTTCGTACTCTACCGATGCCTCCTATACATTTTTACGAAGAGTTATTTGGAAGTTATTATGAGCTGTGTGAAGAGATAGGTTACAAAAATAAATTTGAAAAAGTTCCCACTAAAAAAAACTATAGAGAGACTTTTAATAAAGACCACCTTATTTATATAGACTCGAGAGAACAGAATCCTCTTGAGATAGACGATTTCCCAACAGAAGTAAAAGGGTTAAAGTTCGGAGACTACTGTTTAAACGATAAAAAGAAAACTCGGAACACTTACATAGAAAGAAAATCAGTCCCAGATTTAATAGGGACATTAAGCTCCGGCTTAGAAAGATTTAAAAATGAGATAAACAGGGCGTCTGACGAAAAAGCCTATATGGTAGTATTAGTGGAAAGAACCCTTGCTGATTGTTTAGCTTTTAATCGATTGAAACATGTTTATAAAAAAAATACTCGGGTCACTCCTGATTTTATTTTTCATAACGTTAGGGATTTGATCCAAGAGTTCTCTCATATACAATTTCTTTTTGTAAACGGAAGGAAGGAATGCGTTAGGATAGTAAAAAAGCTTTTACTCTCTGGAGCCTTAAGAGAAAAATACGACCTGCAATTGGCTTACGATTTGAAGTTATTATAAAATGTGGTACTGTCCAAAAAAATACGAAAAACCTATTCCGAACTTAAACAAAGAGCTTCTTAATTTAAAAGGCGAGCTTCCCGATAGACAAGCTAAGATTACTTTGGCGAAGTTTATGCGCTCTAACTTAGGGTTCACTACAGAGCTTATGTCAGGAATTAAACTAGCTCTATACCAAGAGATAACGCTTAAAGCTTTTTTTAACCGAAACTTCAGTATGTGCGTGTGGGGTCGTGGGTGCGGCAAGAGTTTTATAGCTGCGGTCTACTGTTTCCTGCAATGCATCTTTGAGCCACGGACTAAGATACTAATTGCTGGGCCAACTTTCCGTACCGCTCGTTTCATTTTTAATAATTTGGAGAAAATAGTTGAGTCTAAAGAAGCTCAAATGCTGGCTCATGCTTTCGGCGCTAAGTCTAAGCGTAACGATCAATTTGAATGGAAGATAAACGACGGAACTATTACAGCTATTCCATTAAGTGGAGAAAAGATTCGTGGTTTCCGTGCTAATATCTTGGTGCTTGATGAGTTTTTATTATTACCTGAAGACACTATTAAAAATGTTTTAATGCCATTTCTAGTAGCGCCTCAAGATATGGCAGAAAGAATTAAAATAAGGGAGATGGAAGATGATTTGATTAATAAAGGCCAGATGCAAGAAAAAGACAGAATAAAGTTCCCAAACAATTCTAAAATGATTGCTCTATCATCTGCGAGCTTTAGCTTTGAGAACCTCTTTAAAACCTACAAGGAATGGATGAATAATATATATTCGGAAGATATTCAACAATCTAACTATTTCATCTCTCAAATGGGTTTTAATTCTATCCCTCCAGACATGATAGATAGCACAGTAATTGAGGAAGCTAAGGGAGGGGGATCTTCGAACTCTTCATTTCAAAGAGAGTACTGCGCGCAGTTTACTGATGGAAGTGACAGTTACTTCAGCGCAAAGAAAATGCATGACTGTACCATACCAGATGGGGAGAAGCAGCATACTTTAGTTAAGGGAGACCAAGGGAAAGAATACATTTTGGCTATTGACCCTAGCTTCAGTAATAGCCCCAGCTCGGATTATTTCGCTATGTCTGTACTTGAATTAGATGAGGAGAAGACAAATGAATGTACTTTAGTTCACGCTTATGCCGTGGCGGGAGGAGACCTTAAAGATCACATTAAGTATCTTCATTATTTAGTTACTTATTTTAACATCGTCCTTCTAATTATAGATAATGCGGGATATCAATTTATAGATAGCGCAAACGAATCAGAACTCTTTCGAGACTCCCGAATTAATTTAAAGTTTTTTGATTTTAACAGCGATAAGACGGGAAATGATTATCAGCAAGTATTACTCAAAGCTAAAAACGAATATAAAGTTAAAGAGAATGTGATTTGCTTTAAACAATTATTTTCAAGCACTTTCCTTCGAGAAGCTAACGAATACCTTCAGGCGTCTATTGATCATAAAAGAATTTGGTTTGCTTCCAGAACGGCCGCATGCGGCAGCTTCTTCGATAAGGTATCATCTCAGGCGGTACCTATTAAATTAATGCCGTACGAAAATAAAGGAGACTTGATAGAATTTCAAGATGACATTATATACCAAACTAGAAAACAATGCGCTCTAGTAGAGGTTAAGACTACCGCCAAGGGCATTCAAACTTTTGACCTACCCCAACACCTTAAAAGGAGCACTTCAGCTAATCGTGCACGGAAAGATAATTATACTACTCTAATGTTAGGAAACTGGGCTCTTAAAGCCTATAATGATATTAAAAATACCGAAACAAAACAAATTAACTATACATTTACTCCCAGAATGCTTGGTTAAGTGTAAATTTAAAGTAAATTATGGCAGTAAGGAAGAAAACGGAACAAGGTGCGGAACCACTGATGGCTATGCATGAAGCCAAAGCCGCAGAGACAAGGAGCCGCCGAAATGCTGCCGCCGACATACCCAGAACGGATAGATTCAGGAATATAAGCAACGGTATGATCCCGTTCAAATATTCTCACGGAGTCAATAATAATTCTAATATAGATATTAGGGATACGATAATTTTATGCCAGAAAGCCTATTATAATTTTTCAGTTTTTCGCAATACTATAGATTTAATGACCGAGTTCTCTATAAGTAACCTTTACTATACGGGAGGTAGTAAAAAATCTAGAGAATTCTTTGAAACACTTTTCACTAAAATTAATATTGATGACCTACAGAGCCGATTCTTTCGAGAGTACTACAGGTCTGGAAATGTATTTATCTATCGATTTAATGCGAAAATGGATAAATCTGACGTTTTTAAGATCAATCAAACTTTCGGAATAAGCCAAGCATCTGATGAATTAGAAATACCCGCAAAATACATAATATTGAACCCATCCGACATCCAGCTTCAGGGGAGTATTTCGTTTAGTACGGGCGTCTATTATAAGGTAGTTACTGACTACGAACTACAGCGGCTACGTCACCCTCAGACGGAAGAGGATAAGGAGGTCTATAATAACCTTCCCGAAGAGACTAAAAAATTAATCCAAGATACTAAAAAAGCGGGCATGTCAGCTATAGTTATACCCTTGGAAACAGACAAACTTTCTGCTGTTTTTTACAAAAAACAAGATTACGAACCATTCGCTGTTCCGATGGGTTTCCCAGTATTAGAGGACATAAATTGGAAGCAAGAGATGAAGCAGATGGACATGGCCGTATCAAGAACAACCAATCAAGCTATACTTCTGGTCACCATGGGCACCGAACCTTCAAAAGGGGGAGTTAACCAGAGGAATCTAATGGCTATGCAGAAACTGTTTGAAAACGAATCTGTAGGGCGAGTGTTGATTTCAGATTATACTACTGACGCTAAATTCATTATACCTGACATTGGCAATATACTTGACCCAAAAAAGTACGATGTAGTCAACCAAGACATACAAATGGGGCTTAATAATATTCTTCTCAGCGATGAGAAGTTTTCTAATACTAGTATTAAGGTTCAAGTGTTCATGGAAAGACTAAAGCAAGGAAGGCGGGTATTTCTAGAGAACTTCTTAATGCCAGAAATAAGACGCATTTCCAAAGAGTTGGGGTTCAAGAATTACCCAACCGCACACTTTGAAGACGTAGACTTAAGAGACACCTCTGTTTACTCTCGGATTTATAGTAGGTTAATTGAACTAGGTGTCCTTACCCCAGAAGAAGGCATGCAGGCTATAGAATCCGGACGTTTTCCCACTTCTGAGGAATCAATTGAATCGCAAAAGAAATTTAAAGAACTCAGAAACGAGGGCCTTTATGAGCCCGTAATAGGAGGAGCTAAAGCACCTAAAATGAATGGTAGGCCCTCCGGAACCCCATCCCCTAAGCAAACCGACACTAAGACCCCCGTAGGAACCAAAGCGGCTTTAAACTTCAGTCTGTCTAAAATTCAAGAAAACTTAAATTTATCTGACAAGCTTAACCTAGAAGTAGAAGCTTCATTAAGAAAAATACATAATCGAAAAAGATTAAGTAAACAGCAAAAAGAAGTAGCTAAGGAAATAACAAATATCGTTATAGCTAATGAAGATCCTCCAAATTGGCTAGCAAAAGCAGGAAGATATGCGGCAGAGCCTACAGATAGAGACCACGATAGAGTTAAGAAAATTCAAGACGTCGCTCTCGAGCATCAAGTTGATGATTTTTTAGCTGGAATATTATATGCGAGCGTTTATGAAGGAGATAAGTAATGGCCAAGCCAACTGTAATTTACAACTGTCAGGCCTTATTCCTAGGATCTGCTCCGGAAAGTGGATATAATTTTTTTAATTATGAAGGAGGAGTTCCCGTTAATGACGATTCTTCCCTCGTAACAAAAATAAATAGGTTAAATTCCATAGATAGGGTCCAATCTGTTTCGTATTCTATCAATGTTCCACGTACCGATTTAGCTGAATTAAACCAACGAGGCCTTCAGGATCGACCAATAATAAGTCATCCAACTGTAGATATAAATTTTAATTATTTACTTTGTGGCACCAAGAATGAGGCTAGGCTAGGACTAGATGTAAATTATCCTCTTTTTAATTACCCCTTCTCAGGGGAGCCTTACTATACTCAGAACGAACAAGTCTCACTCCTTTCTGGATTTTTCGAAACCAACACTAATATAAAAAAACAGAGGCCATGGCAAGATTACCCAGTAAGCCAATATAAAGACTGTAGGAATATTTATGTTGTAGTAAATCAAAGCGGGCAAGATATTGACAGCGCTTATTTTAAAGAAAATTTTAATGCTCCTGATACTTATCAGTCTATAGATCCAAACGCTCCTGATTACCACGTAATTGGATTTGGGAATTGTTACCTTAACTCATACTCAACCACCGCTCAAATAGGGAATTTCCCTTCTGCTTCAGTGTCTTACACGGCATATAATGCCTCTTTCACAATGAGTGGAAGCGGCTTCAATGCTCCCGGTATAGAAACAAAAAGTGGGACAGTGAGCCCTGACAATAAAGTGGTTATACCACGCACTTTATCCGAAGAAGGGTACGCTGCCCTGCAGCCCGGTGATATCACTATCACTACCGATTCTTTTTCCGGGTTAGGCGTAGATTTTGACAAAATGCACATACAGGGGTATGGAATCTCAATTGATTTAAACAGGCAGCCTTTAAGCAATTTAGGATACAGGTTCCCTGTTGATAATAGAGCTACTAGCACTATTTACGCTAATCTTTCACTAGACGCATTAATAGAGTCAGGCAATAGCGGTTCATTAGTAGACTTAATATCAATAAATAGCGGGTACGACTTCACTGTAAAAGTGGACCCTAAAGGCTGTGATAAAAGTATCCTAGCGCCAATTAATGCAGGAGCCATACCAATAAATCAACAAGATGAAGCTTTAAGATACACTTTTAAAAATGCAAAATTAAATGATTTTGAATACTCAGCTTCTATAGGTCCTAATAAGACTTTCACCGCTTCATTTAACGTAGAGATAAATCCAGATGATCAAACAAATGGTTTTTTCATTAGTGGGGTATTAGGTATGGAAAAAGTTGAAGATTTTATATTATTAGAAGGAGGGGATGATGACAAGTTCTATTTACAGCAGGAAACTAACGCCTTATTAGTAACAAATCTCATTCCCCTTTGTTAAAACAGTGTATATATTATTAAGGCTTAAGGAAAAATGGCAAATAAAAAGATATCTCAATTAAACTCGGTAGACCCTTCCGTAGGCATAGGGACTGAATCGATGTTTCCTATGGTTTCGGGCACTAGTTCATCCAATTATCAAACTTCGAAAGTTACTGCTGTTGATATAGCTAAATTCGTTCTTAATCCTATTCCCGTGGGTCAAGATGGGATGGAATCTATTGGTTTTACTGGTAACAGCAACATATACTTTAAAAAAACTAACTGGGATAATGCGAGTACAAATGTAGCAGTTAACCCTTATCTTCAAGTAAATTTATCTGATGGACGGTTGATAACAGGCAGCGGAGTGGCAGTTCCCGCAGCTTTGGGCGACAACATGGGTAACTGCACAGCTACTACAGATTTAAACCTAGCAGGTAATGATGTTATTAATACTAATGAAATTTATTTTGGAGGGGGCACTACCGTTAGTACTCGTATTGAATATGATCTTCCGAATCCCGCTACAAAGAATCTAAAAATTCAAGCTGAAGATGACCTTACTCTTTCTGGAATCAGACATGTTAATATCAGCGGTCAAGCTCTGGATTTGGTTAATACTCCTATTTCAGGAAATGTTACTATAACCGGTGGCAACCTTGAAATTGACCCCGGGAATAAATTAATAGTAAATGAAATAACGACTTACGGCACAAACGTTGGAGGAAACGACTCTCCCGTTATTCATATTTCGGGCGCTGCCGCCTTCAAGTCTATTGACGCCACTGACAGTAGTAACGACATATTTTGGTCAAGTTCCAATATTCAATATTTAGTCAGCAGTAGCGCTGGCACCCCTGCTTATGATTTTAATAACGTGAGAGACGGTCAGACTTTAACACTCTATGTTCAAAACACTCATGCATCAGCGACAGTGACTCCCACTTTTACGTTGCCCGGGGGCGCAACTCTCGATTATCCGTCACCTGTCAATATTCTTTGGTCTTTGCCTACTGGGGATACGGTAGCTGCAATGAAGGAGCCTCCCACGCTAGTAGCGGGGACCACAAATGTTTATACTTTTGTGAATATTAAAACAGGAATTTTTGCTTCCGCTGTAACCGGTTATGTATACTAATGTCATTAAATTTTCCCACAGCTTTCTGGAAACAAGAAAATCTCCCCGTAGGAGTGGGAACTTCTATAAGCTGGGATACTTCTTTATGGTGGACTCATGACATTGATCCTGCCGAAGATTTTGTCAACAAAGATACTACTTTTTGGCCTTTTGACGTATCCGTAGGGGGAATAGAGTACGAGTATTATCCGGGATATAACGGTTTTACCGCTTTTGACGAAGGTGTAAATATTCCTTTTTACGGCTGGTATCTAAACGGGGGGTACGACGATGCAGGGCAAAATGATTTAAGCGACTATCACAGGGCTAACCCTTGGAT